GTTGCCCGAACTTGCTCAAAGGACTCGAATCAGACTCCAAAGAAGCAAAATATCAAGCAGCAACATTAGTCCAATTACTCGAAAATACAGCTGACTATGTGCAAAAAGAAACAGGCATGAACATCTTACATGAAGATGCTGCTCTGTCTTCTACAAACGCAGTCTCCTTGTTATCACCTGGCGTTGCTTCTTTAACTCCTAAGGTTGTTGATATTGTTAATGTGTTCTATCCACAAATGGTAGCTAACTACATTGCAGACATTCAAGCTTTGGATCGTCAATCAGGTCAAATCTTTGTCATCAAAACACGTTACAGTCAAAGTGCTGCTGGTGTTGAAGCTGGTGACATTGTGTTTGAAAAAGCAACAGATGGTACATACAGTTCAGAATACATTGGCTATGATGCACAAGAAATCGCTGCTTCAGTAACAGCTACACCAAATGGCTGGTTTGATGAATCAGGTGATCGCGCAGGTGCTACAGTTAAAGTACGTGCTGGATCATTCATTGTTCGTTTAGCAGGTAAAGAAGTTGCTCGTGATTATGGTAACGGTTCTGCTAAGATGAATGGTGTGAATGAAGGTAAATACAATGTGATCGGTCGTGGTGTTGCTGGTACAGTAGATGCTCAAACCGGTACAGCTGAATTAACCTTTGATGAAACATTATTTGCTGATGCTATTGCTGCTAAAGCTAAAGTATCATTCGAAGCTGCAGTGGATACAGAAACAGATGTAGATTTGATTCGTAAGATTCAATTCGACATTCCTAACCAACCAATTTTAGCTAAAGAACACCCATTAATGAGTTCATATTCTGTAGCTGCTGGTTTGGTCATGAATGCTCACTTGGCAATCGATACAGACGAATTAATTAGTAACCAAATCGCTGGAACAATTCGTTGGGAAAGAGACTTGGCATTGATCCGTGCTGTGGCTGCTGGTGCTACATTAGATCCAGATTTGACATTCGATTGTGCTGCAAATGGTGCTAACTTGACATTGCAACAAAGATATTCCTCATATACAACAGTGATTAGTTCTGCTCGTGGTATTATCCAAGAAGTAGCTGGTCGTGGTACTGTGGAATTCATCATTTGTTCTGCATCTCAAGGTTTGCCAGTGATTGAACAAATCGAAGGCTTCAAAGCTGCTCCAGAAGCAAAGAAACCAATTGGTCCATATTTGGCTGGTACATTACGTGAAGGTACAATTTCCGTAATTGCTGTTCCTTATACAAGTGCTTTAGCTGCAGATCAAGTTATCTTCGGCTTCAAGGGCTTCCAATTAGGTGATTCCGCTATCGTATTAGCAGAATGGATTCCTTTGTACTTCACACCAACATTCCAAGCTCCAAACTTGAAAAACCATAAGGGTGCTTTGTCATTCTATGATTTGTTCTTGAATAAGCCTGAATACTTGGTGTCTGGTGTAATTTCTAACTTCAACAATGCTTAATTAGTATTTAGATATTAGAAATCGGAACGAAAAGAGACTCCTGGGTAATTTGCCTGGGAGTTTTCTTATATAGGTAAAAATAAAAAACCCCTCGAGTATTGCTACCAAAGGGGGAAAACTAAAAAAAATATTGTACAACGTCTAGTTTCAGATTGGTCATTTTATTTTTTTGAAAGGAGGCCGAGGTTGAGATAATAGAGGCTTTACAGCATATTACAACTAGACTTGGATACCTCTCGACATATTTTTTTAGAAATACATCGCACATAAACAATGATTATACCCACTATTTAAGAGCAAAATTATTATAGCATATTTTAATATAAATGTAAAGCAAAAAATAAAAAAGACCCCAACAAATAAGTCAGAGTCTCTTTATGAGTATTATAGCTATTTATTAGTAGTTATAACGTAAGGCTGCGTAGATTTGAGCTTTACCATCTTTTACGAAAGCTTTGGTCTTAGCATATTTGATTGCAGTAGGAGCAGCTAATGTTACGTCATCTCCGCCATTAAAGCCTGGAACAACTAAACCTTCACCTGATGCTTCACCGGCAATTTCATCATAACCCCATGGAGTAGCAGGCATTTCATCAGCATTATATTTTTTGCATGATAATGTGACGTAGCGTGTACCTGTAGCATCTCCTGAACCCGATGCTTCTGCTACTTCTTCATATACGGAAGCTGCAATTGTGACTTCTTCAGTATCTACGATTGTACCTGTTGCGATTAATTTATTCATATTATATTCCTTTTATTTAATAACGCCTCTTAAGGAACTATTCCAACTTAACCGGCGCATAAGTTAAGCTAATATAATAGAACTAGTTGGTGAGGGAGAACCGGTTACTCATCATCATTAAATAAACAGCCATAAGGAGGATCATCGTCATCCATAGCATCATCTTCGTCGTCAGCTTCATCTTCTTCATATTCGTCTTGTTTGGCACCTTTAATATCTTCTAATTCTTGTCGTTCAGCCCATGGATATAATACACATAGACCATTTTGAATAGATACGCAGTCTGATACAAAGTCTTCTGATAATGTACCGAATCCATTTCCTTCACTATCTTTAGACATAACAACAGGAATATTACCTTCTGATGATAATACTTCTTGTAATCCTTTAATCAGATCTATTAACTTAATTGTACTTACTTTAGTCATATATTACTCCTTTTGTTTTAAAATTAATATACGTATAGAACATCACTCATATACCCAGTCAATAATCGGTGCACATAATTTAGCTCTTAATTCTTCTACAGCTTCATTAACTTGATCGATTGTTTCATAGGGTGTAGGTAATTTCTTTCCATTTAAAATAATATACCAATACATAATATACCTCCTTTACTTATTACATGCTCTATCTAATAAAAAGACTATAACAAAACAAATTAAACACACAATAATAGTATTCATATTTCCTCCTTATTTAATTTCTTTATAGTTACTTGATTTATAAAATGCTAAGTGCTCTGCTAATGTTTTAGGACGATGATCAGGTGTCACTACATTACGTCTGAGATAAGCATTTGTATCAATGTTTTCCATATTATATCTATCTTCAGCAATTAATACGCCTTGACCTATATTAGAGTTATGTAATGCTTTATGACAAGTAGCAAAGTTCATACCACCAAATGGAGCAGGCCAAAATGATACTACTAATGACCCATCCTGATTAGTAAAGATACCATAATCACCTTTACCATCATCTGCTATAAATACTCTGTTACCATCTTCTTGAGCCTTATGCGCGATCTGCATTGCTAGTGTATTCATCTTTAGTACCTCCTTCATTTACAATTGCTTCTGTTGCTTCATATAATGCTTTACGTGCTTCTTCTTCATTATCACATCTATATATAGTAGGATAAGGATCAGATGGTTTACCTAATACATAAAACCACTTACCTTTTTCTTCATCACAAGCAGTATTAGTAGGGAATGGTTCCATATATCCTAAGATCTTATTTCCGTACTTAACCACTCTTCTATCTATACCATAATCTGTATGTTGTATGGCACTCTTTAATGTCTTCATATTATACCTCCTTATTTAATTTTATCTTTTGGAACCATAATAAAGAATGGCTGAGGTTCTTCCTTCTTAACAACTGGTAAACAAGAAATACCTGCACCGCGACCGCTTTTTGTCATACCTGCCCAACCACTATCATATACATAGCAGACTACTTCATCATTAATACAGCGCCTAATATTATGTTCAACTGTATTACAAACAAACGAATAATTAGGCTCTGCTTGAACAGCAATACTAACTAAGCATAACAAGCAAAATAATACCTTCTTCATATTTAGTTCCTCCTTATTTAGCAACCATATACCCAATAATAAATCCAATAAGAAATGTACATATAGTCTGTTCTCCTTCATTGTTTCTTTAGATTCTTTTTAGCCCATTCTAATGCTTCTTCTTTAGTATCGAATGCTGGACCAATTTGTTTACCATCTATTACTATAAACCATTTTTTCATTATATACCCCCTTTCATTTATATAATTACTGCTTTACTTCTTTCCACCTTTTCTACTTGCTACACCTTTAATAAATCCTGATCTTGTCATATTTGTTCCTTTCTATTTGTTGTTCTTGTTATGTTTATATACTATACCATATAAATAGTTTATTGTAAAGCGGTTTGATTGACTCTTATATTATCTACGACTGGTCCATACAGCCATACTTTATTTAATCCTTTTAATATAACTTTTTCATCGAGTGTTCCTTCCAAGCCTTGTTCTTTTAATTTAGTCATAATAAGTTCATTAACTGCAATCTTAAAGAATTCTACAATATCTGATTGACAATTAAAATCTAAACCAACTGTAGCGTCATTATATTCAGATAGATTTAAATGATATTTCTTTGCTAAGTCAATTAGATTATTACCGAAGAATGTCTTGATAAGTTTATTATTATTGGTACGTTCATCTTGAGCATCCCACAATTTCTTTTCAGTAGGTGTTGGTTTGGTAAGATCGATTGCTTCTTCATCTACTAAAAGAGGAATAACAATTTGATCACAGCGGTATCCAGAACCATCACAATCACTAGGATAAACACCAAAGCCACGACCGATTTGACGAACTTTTTTACCTTCGAAGTATGTATCACTAATATACTTTAAAGTTTGCTCATCATCTGTCCATACACCACGCATTTCATCTGCATCTGGTAAGACACCTTTTCTGAAGTTAGTTACATCGTCATGATTTTGTAGGATAAGTTGATAATATGTTTTCCAGTATTTAATAGTATAATCAGATGACTTACGTACTGGACGAGTTGCTCTGATTTGATAACGTGCACCACTAGAGTTGATTAACTGATATGATTTACCATTTAATTTCTTAAGTTCCATGTTACCTCCTTATAATTTATATTTTACTGTA